CGTGCTGCGAACGGTTGCGGATTCGCTCGGCATAACGGATTCAATGGAGTATGAAGGCGCCGGCAATATCGCAAAGATAATAAACGATACCCTGGGCCTTTCCGACAGCACGTCAAGGATTTTTATTGTTCTCCGCGTTCTTAGCGAGAATCTCGGCTTGACGGACGCCCTGGCAAGCCTCTTTACAATAAGCAGGATAATCAGCGATTCGGAAGGATTGACCGATGGCGTTGTTTTGGGCAGGCTCATAGCCTTGACGGACACGCTCGGCATAAGCGATTCGGTCACAAAGCTCGTCGATTATCTGCGGACACAGAACGATGCAATAGGAATGCTCGACGCCATGATTAGAGTATCTGTGGCAATTCGGTCGATAAACGACAGCATGAATATTACGGATGAAGAAATACATCAGCTTAGCGGTCTAATGAAGGCCGCGTGGGCATTTATGGTCATGCGACAGACGCATAACTGAAAATGGTTAAGAAAAAGAAAACAAAACTGTCAATAGGTTATCATTATACCAGCGAGGAATGCTGGGAGAAGATTCGAACTAAAGGATTGCAACTTTACACAATTCGTAGGTCTGAGTTTGTCCCTCACCTTAAGACTGATTCCGTTAATGGCATTTGGATTTGGGATATGTTAATCACCGGATTGGCTCATAGGGGCTGCATACTTTATCAAATGGCTTACAAAAATACAATCAATGCAGTTCTTTTGCGAGTAAGATTTGACCGAAATAAAATCTTGCATAAACCGGGACATCCCGAAAGTGAGGTTATACTTAAGCATGATGGTCATATCGAGAATCTTAAATATCATACAGGGGAAGAAAAAGCTGTTGTTGTGCTTGAACCAATACCGCCGACACAAATTAAGTTAGTTGAAAGATATTGTTTACTGGATATTTGGAAGAAAGGAAGCGAAGCATGAATCGCAGAGAAGTATTAAAATCAATTATCTTGCTGACTGGTGTTATTCCTGCTGGCATGGTTATGGCCGAAAAAGATGACGGTGATATCGGTGCCGAAAAAGAGGAAATAAACAACAGCATATCGGGAAATTTTACAATAGCATTAGTCGATGAAAAAGGAAACATCGCAAGCGAAATTCTTCCTATTACGATTGAGGCCACACCCGATGGAATGAAAAACTTAAATCCAATAAAATTTGAGGATTTTCGAAAAGGTGGCGAACTGAATATTTGTATCTTTTTGTCTGGAAAGCCTTGGTATTTCTATAACTCATCCCTTATTTCTGTGAACAAAGGGGACACCGTTACCATAGAAAAAGGTCAATTTAATATGGTTTGGAATGAAAATTAAAATTAAAAACTAAGCCAAAAGAAAACCAGGCATAGGTGTAATTACAATGGAACAAAAACCTGTAAATATTGAAGAAAGTAATAAAAGGATTGATGAGGCCGGAGCCAGTCTGGATGGTGTTATGCCTAACTTTTACGGTAATGTGAAATTGAACTTTTATAATGGCAAATATGTCGATGCAAATGTGAGTTATAGTATTAAACGGACAATCTCAAAAGGAGAAACCAATGAAAGTTAAAGATGTAATTAAGGAATTAGAAAAGTGCGATCCTGAATATGAAGCGGTAATTAACTGGGAGGGTCAGGAACAAGAAATCAATACGGATTGTTTTGCTTTAGATACCGAAGAAAAAAAATTAGTGATTGATGGTGAAGAGGGTTGGGGTTATTGGGGAAAGAAGAGAACCGTACATGAATAGTAGAATTTTTACAGGTACATTTTAGCTCTTTTTAACAATTAAATAAAATTAGGGACAATCTGAAAAACAGAAGCCCCGTAACAGTCTGACCGGCTGTTGCGGGGTTTTTTTATTAACCAAGTTCATTGAAAGGAAACATGTAATGCAAGCACAACAAACGAAAAAAGATGGTATGTGTCTAAGGGGCGAGGTCATTGCCGTTCTTCGCGGTCCGGACGGCAAGGTCAAGGGAAGACAGGTGACGCACAATCTGGTTACTGACCAGGGCGACATTTTCGCCAAGTCTGCTATTTACACCGCCGCTTACGCGACCTGGGGCATGAAGCTGGGAACGGCCACGACGGCGGCCGCAAAGAATGGTGCGGGCAGCTTTTGTGCCGTCGCTGATTATGTGGCCGGCTCGGCGAAGGCATTGGATGACAGCACGCCCAAGGCGGGTGCATCGGCGAATATCTGCCAGTTCCGCAGGTTGTGGGCGGCGGGCGAAGGCACAAACGCCACGATCAATCGCGTTTCTATCGTCGATAATACGACCAATGCCGGCGAGGCCGATGCAACGCACACATTCGCGATTGCTGTATTTACCGCCCAGATTGCGAAGGGTGCGGACGATACGCTAACCGTTACATGGAATTGCACGTATCTTGGGAGTTGATAAGGGTTTATGAACACCGACGCTATAAAAGTTCTTGGCAGAAGGGAGCTTGACCGATGCAATACGCATACACGGGCAGGGCCAATATTGTTGAATTGCCTATCGTAGCAAAGGCCAGTGGCGATCCGATTACGGCCGGAACTGTCAATTTTTACTTAGTTGCTAAGGATGGAGCCAATGCAGGTAAATGGTATCGCGGCTCCGACCTTAGCTGGCAGGTGGCCGAATCGATTGCCGGGGTTGCTACGCATCGGGCTGATGGTCACTGGTATTTGTCCTTGCCGATTGCCGTTTGGATAAGCAGCGTAAGATACAGGCTCTATGCGAAAGAAAGCGGCAACCTGCATATTTCCGTCGGCGAAGATGTGGTAGCGGACGTCTTTTCAATTTGGGATGAGAATAAAGTAACGGTCGGCGGGACATGGGATTTTGCAAAGGCGATGAAAGTCATAATGGCCTGGACGATGGGCCTTGCGAGAGAGAAAACAGGGTCGCCCGGAACTGTTGAGATTCTCGATCCCGATGATGGGACTACTGTTATCGCGGAGCTTGCACGCTCAGATACGACACCATACAAAACTGTGACGGTGAAAATCTAATGGGTACAGCTTTCAAAGGCGGTGATCTGTATGCTATGCTGTTCGGCGGCATTATCGAGTCGGTGGATACTCCATCGGCCCCAACGGTATCGGGTACGCCTACAGAGCTTGATACGGAGCTGCTTGAAGATGTTTACGATATCATCGACGAGTTCGGGAAAATTGTTACGTTCTGGGTTTACGGCTCGGCTGTTTACGACCCGCTGACGGGCAAAGAAACGCTCGGCGATGCAACGCCATACAATCTCAAAGTCATCCCACCTTATTCGGTCGAATTGAGATATGTCGACGGCGATCTCATCAAGGCCGGCGATATGCTTTCCGGCGTGCCGTCAAAGGATATTTTATTTACCCCGGTCAAAGGGATGAGCGTTACTGTTGGAAGTGATATCTGGACAATCGAAAGGGTGTCTCCGGTATACAGCGGCGAATGGATTTGTCTTTATTTGTTCCAGCTAAGGAGGTGATTTATGGCATGTAAAGGTAAAAGCAAGTGGTTCTATATTAACAAGACCAAAGGGAAAAAGGGCAGAAAGAAAAAACGCTAAGTAATGGAGTCGAACCTTGCACAATTCAATAGCGAGGTGACACAGTTTGCACGGAGCATTCCGGGCAAGCTTACGGTGTTGCAGAAAAAGATCGTGCTTGAGGCACTTCGAAGGCTTGTCGAAAAGACCCCTGTCGATACCGGACGCGCTCGGGGGAACTGGCAGGTGACTATAGGCAATCCGGCAGAAGGACAGGTCGGTGGTGACTGGCCGGCAACAAAAAGCCCGCCACGAACAACAAGACCTCCGCTTCGTCCGGAAGATAAAGAAGTAATTACTAAAGGGCTTGCCGCCCTGACCGGACTTCCCGACTTCCAGGTTGTATGGATATCGAACAATGTTGATTATATCGAGGATCTTGAACACGGAAGCAGTAAGCAAGCACGTTCGCCCGATGGGATGCTGGCAGTGACAATCGAAGAACTTAGGAATATGTTCACGGTGGTTGAATGACAAAGACGGAAATAGCAAACGCGATACGAAGCCGTTTCAAGACGCAGGTTGCGGACGTTCTGTCTTTGGGCACTCAATATGACAATCACAAATACGACAATCCGGACAATACAAAATGGTGCAGGCTGACCATAAAATTCGGCGAAACTATTCAAAAGTCGGTGGGCAGCCCGGCGGGAAACAGGGACCGGACGCCGGGCGTGATGATAGCCCAGTTGTTTTGCCCGGCAGGAAGCGGAGACAGTGAATTGCTTACAGTTGCCGATGCGGTCATAACTGCTTTTTGCCGCGTTACGGGCACTGGGGTCACATTTGGGACTCCATCAGCAGACGTTCGCGGCAGGAATGGCGCAGACTGGCAGATTAACGTCAATTGCCCGTTCTATGCCGATGATATTGGGTAAAACTATAAAGTTATAAACTAACCAGAAGAAAATCAGGCACAAGCGGAGTCATGCCCGCCGAGTGCTGTAACCACGAAGCCTGTTACAGAGGCTGCGAGGTCGAAAGACTTTGCAGCCTTTTTCTTTTGGTCAAATGAAAGGGAATGATTATGACCATAAGTGACATTTCGAGAGTATTGCTTGCATACGGCCAGGAATCTACGTTCGGCCAGCAGGTAACTGGCTGCAATCTGCAGAAGGTAAGGCTGACAGGGGAAGGCCTCAAGCAGGATACGGACATCGCCAACAGTAACGAGATCCGCCCGGACAGGCAGATTGTCGGCGTATCGAGAACAAGGGTGGCGGTATCGGGACCTCTTAATTTCGAATTCAGCTACGGAAGTTTCGATGATTTCCTGGCGTGCGTTTTGATGTCTGCGAACGTCAAGGCCCAGGGCATTCTTACGCTCGATACGAATCCTGTCGACGGCAACAGCGACACGATGACTATCGGGACTACGGTTTACCGATTCAAAGGTACATTGGCTCAAATTAATGACATCAAGATCGGGGCCACTGTTGCCGATACTCAAGCCAGCCTGATCAAGACAATCAACGGAACCGGTGTTGCCGGGACGGACTATTATGCCGGGACGGTGACGCCTCACCCTCTTGTCAGCATGGCTTCATTCGCAACGAATGTGGCGGTTATTACTGCCATAGCTTACGGCCTGACGGGCAATGCGATTGCGACCACCGAAACATTCACGGCTGCTACTAATCTATTTAATGGCGCCACGCTTGGTACGACAACTGCCGGGGCGGGATGGACGGCCCCTGTTACAATCACTGCCACTACGATCAGCGCGGCAAGCGGCGACAATTCTTTCAATGACTCAGGGAACGGATTCGGAAGCATAGTTGCAAATCAATGGATCAGGTCTTCAAGTTTTACGGCTCCTACCGACAATGGGTACTTCAAGGTCGCATCGGCAACGGCCGCCAAGGTAATCGTTTACGGGACTCTCGTGACGGAAGCGGCCGGCACTTCACGCACCATCAAACAGGGCAGCTCTATCGTCAACGGTGTGACAAAGAATTCATTCAATTTCGAGCGTACATATTCAGACCTGACGACCGAACTGGCACTCTACAAGGGCTGTATGCTGAACCAGATGACCCTCACTGTCGGCACGAACGGGATTATCACCGGCAGCTTCGGCATGATGGGCCAGATAGAGACGTCCGAGGCGGCAAGCGGCGGGGACGGGTACGAGGATCCGAACGATAACGATGTTATGAACTCCATCGACCACGTTGCCGGGATCTATGAAAACGCGGTCGCTATCGACGTGCTCGATTGCTCTTTGACGATCAGCAACAACCTGAGAGAACGGCTGAAGGTCGGGACACTTGGACCGTTTGGCTTCGGAGCGAACAATATCAATGTCTCCGGCTCATTCACGGCCTATTACGAGAGCAAGACGCTTTACGACAAATATC